ATAGAGCCTAATAGGAAATTATGTAAATGTGGTGTAAGACCGACATTTAATTTAATCGGGTTAAAAGCGGAATATTGTAATTTATGTAAAACGGATGAAATGGTAAATGTATCAGATAAACGATGTTTTTGCGGTAAATTGACAAGTCCTTGTTTTAATTATTTCGGGTTAGTTGGAAAATATTGTTTTGATTGTAAATTACCTGATATGGTTGATGTTAGAAATTTAAGATGTGAATGTGGGAAATCAAAAGCAGGATTTAATTTTGATGGGCTTAATCCCAGGTTTTGTTCCATCTGTAAATTAGAAGGAATGATTGATGTTATACATAAAAAATGTAATTGTGGAAAAAAACAACCAAATTTTAATTATAATGGATTACAACCAGAATATTGTTCCAAATGTAAATTACCTGAAATGATAAATGTTAAACACCAGTTATGTAATTGTGGAAACGCACAACCTACATATAATTATCAAGGGTTAACAGCACAATATTGTGCAAAATGTAAAACAGATGAAATGATAGATGTTCATCATAATAAATGTAAAACAAATTTATGTAACACGCGTGTTGAAGAAAAATATGAAGGATATTGCTTCAGATGTTTTATTTACACTTTTCCAGATAAACCTATATCTAAAAACTATAAAACCAAAGAATTTTCGGTTGTGGAATATATTACCAATGAATTTCCAGATTGTACTTGGATAAAAGATAAGATAGTTCAAGATGGATGTTCAAAGAAAAGACCCGATTTATTATTGGATTTAGGATATCAAATAATAATAGTAGAAATTGATGAAAATCAGCATAAAAAATACGGTGATTCTTGTGATAATAAACGACTAATGATATTATCGCAAGATTTAGGACATAGACCTATTATATTTATTCGTTTTAATCCAGATGACTATATTAATCAACAAGGAGATAAAATAAATTCGTGTTGGAGTATTACTAAAAAAACAGGAATGATTAAAATCGGAAATAATAAAGAATGGATGGAACGTTTAACCATGTTGAAAACCCAAATAGAATATTGGATAAATCCAGAAAATAAAACGAATAAACTAGTTGAAGTCATTCAATTATATTATGACCAAAATATATAAAATTTGGAGGAAAACATAGGCGTTTTAAGCGCAGCGAAAGCCGAAGTTTTCTGATTATATTCCGTAGACTTTAGTCGAAGGAATATGCGTATATATATAATTTATAAAAAGATTATATATATTAAATAAAATGAGTCTTGAACTCAGAAAATTTGATATGAAAACCATTAGTTTTAAACCTAACGAATCAAAAGGCCCAGTTGTTGTGCTGGTTGGACGCCGTGACACTGGTAAGACATTTCTTGTAAAAGACCTGCTCTATTATCATCAGGATATTCCAATCGGAGTTGTAATTGCTGGCACTGAAGAAGGAAATGGGTTTTATGGCAAATTAGTACCAAAATTGTTTATTCATAATGAATATAATACAGCAATTATAGAAAATATATTAAAACGTCAAAAGTCAGTATTAAAACAGATAAAAAAAGAGATGGAGACATTTAAGCGCAGTACAATTGATCCAAGAGCGTTTGTAATTCTGGATGATTGTTTGTATGATGGTGCTTGGACTCGCGATAAAATGATGCGACTTTTATTTATGAACGGTGAATGTTTGCCGTAGTCATTCCAAAAGAATGGCTAGTGAATATGTTATATTTTTTAATGTATTTGCGACACATCCAAATTGCGGAGACCTCTCGTAAGGTTTATACTACTAAATTATGATAGAAATATTATAATGGCTTATGCTAATCACATAAGGTATAGTAAAAAGGTATAAAATAGAGACAACCCGCAGCTAGTCACCTAAGTCCATTATGATAAGGATATGGTGGCAGTTCAACGACTAAATGCCTGTGGGCTGGAGACGTTTAATCAACGTCGATGAAAGCTTAAAATATAGTCTAATCCCATCCGAGAGGATGCTATGCCCATTTAAAAAGCATAGATTTTATGATATTAGGAAGAAATACCTAATTGAAAATGGTATCCAATGAGACATTGGAAAATAATGTTAATCATCACGATGCAATACCCGTTGGGAATTCCCCCAACTCTTCGTACCAATATAGATTTTGTTTTTTTACTAAGAGAACCGTATATAGCGAATAGAAAACGTATTTATGAGAATTATGCTGGTATGTTTCCAACACTCGAATCATTTTGCCAGGTGATGGATCAATGCACTGAAAATTATGAGTGTTTAGTAATAAATAATAATGCAAAATCGAATAAATTAACGGACCAAGTATTTTGGTATAAAGCAGATTCACATAATGACTTTAAATTGGGATCAAAAGAGTTCTGGGAATTGTCAAAAGATATAAATTCTGACGAGGAAGATGAGAAGTACGACCCGAATAATACCAAAAAACGTGGTCAAGGACAAAAAATTAGTGTCAAAAAGACAAAGTGGTAAAAAAATAATAAAATTTATAATTATTTTCATATAATTATAAATTAATCAGAAACCTTCAATTATAACTTATTCAATCTTGTTCTTACTAGCAAAAGGACCGCTAATAAGTTCACTCTGTCCGTTATCCGTCTTCCCCACAATAATGTTCTCACCTTCAAACAACTCCGCGCGAATGTCTGCAGCAGAAATAGTGTCATTGGTTTTCAAAGAAGATTCTTGTGTGTTCACGTTATTCACACTGATTAAATTGCCGTGTTCATCAATGCTTTGGGTCAATGTGGCTCCCGTTTTTTCAGCGAGTTTAATATTCTCTTCAATTGCGTTTTTCTTAGTTTCCTTGACACGCTGGTCAAACGCGGACTTGGCGAATGCCTCATTCTTGGTCTTCTCGTGCATAAGTTGGTTCAATTCATCTTCGATATATTCGACGCGTCCCGTCTTATAGGCCTCGGGTTCCCACGGCATCCACAACCCGACAGGTCCGACAAAAACGTCGTGATTCGGGTCAAGTTCTCTAAGCATTTTACATCTCAATTCGGCTTCTTCTAATGTAGGATAAACACCACGCACCTTTAATCCGCGGGTTGAGGTCTGGAAACTATGTTTCACATTAAATGCGTTTTCAAGATCCTCCTCATTTTTATCCATAAATGTTTTGAAATCGTCTTCCATATTCGATTTCGCCAATAGGTCTTGTTCCTCTTTAATAAATTCCTGGTAATCTTTAGTAATATCATCAAACGACATTTTGTATTTATAAGAAACAAAACTTAAAAATTGAACAAATTTTTCCATACTCTTTGAAAATTCCCACTTCTTTAGGAACTCTTCAAAAAAGAAAACTTCTTTTTGCTTTATAATTTTTTCCGGAGAAACAAAAGAAATACACGTAAATTTTTGTCCAGCGACAGGTTTATCCTCTTCTAGCAAATCAACATATTTAGGATTTGCTGTGCCTGTGCTAGTAGTTTTGTTTTCATATTTGGAAGAAGACGGATTTTGTTCTTTTGATTGTACGACCATTTTATATTTTAGGGGATTTAATTTTAAGTTTTTTATCGCATTATATATATTATTTTTATTTAGGATTATTATAAATTATATTAATTTGTTTTATTTTTTTTTCTTAATTATTAATATAGGAAATGTTTGATACAGTTGAGCTTTTTAAGAGAATCATTAAATATTTGGTGGAAGGTTTAATGGTTGCAATTGCTGCTTATGCGATTCCTAAGCGTTCTCTTAATGTAGAGGAGATTTTGTTGCTTGCGTTAACTGCTGCGGCTACATTCAGTATCCTTGATACTTACATCCCTAGCATTGGTGTGACCGCGCGTTCCGGTGCCGGGTTTGGAATTGGTGCCAATTTGGTGGGGTTCCCTGGTGGGCTATAAAATCTAATTTTATATAATAATATGTTATGAAATATAACATAAAAATATAAATAATATGATTGATTAATTCAATATCATATTATTTTTGATTACATTAAATAGTAGTAATAAATTCCCAGTCCAATTCTTCGCATATTTTTTTCCAAATAGTATCTTGTTCAATCAACTTTTCCCGATCTTTCAACATTGGAATTTCGGGCAAATAATGTCTTTCTCCCAACAGTTCAAATAATTTATATAATACATAATAATAATGTAAAAAGTTGACACGATAATCAGGACAATGCTTCGCATAAGGATATTGAATTTCCATAAAAAAATTACACAATGTTTCTTCCAATTCTTGTGAGATGATGGGAGGTTTAATACCCAACTTATCCTTGATAAAATTAATGTGTTCGTAATATTTATTGTATCCCAATTTTTTTAACAATTCTTTTGATTTATAATATGTTAATTTTGAATATTCAATGCGTTCTTTTTTAATTTGCTGTTTTAAATTTTCAATAACATCATTATGAATTTGTGTTGTTTCCTTTCCCTGGAATTGTGATAATATTTCTTTAAAATGATTAATTTTTTTATATGCATAAAAACATACTTCTTTGGGAGGTTCCTTATAAGACGGTTTTTCATTTTCTATCAAATATTGAACATTTACCGAGCAAATATTGCAAATTAAAACACCTTCATCGTCCATTGGTATCAATTCTCCTTTGCGACATGATTTACATATATCCGACGGACGAATAAACGAATTAACGTCTAAAAAAGACTCATCAATATTACTCAAATATTTCTGGAAAATATTATTGTTTTTATTTTCTATTGTAAATGTTTCATCCTTATTAATTTTAAAAAAAGCATCCAATATTTTATTTTTATTTCCTGTATTTGTAGTTGTCCCTGTTGTTGTGCTAGTAGATATATTTTTTTTATTTTCGAAATAATCAAAAATGTATTTGGAATTTTCTAAAAAATAATCCTTTTTTTTTGATTTTGTTGATTTAATTTCATTGTTTATTTCATTGATTCTATCTTGTTGATCTAATACTTGTTCAATAGAAAACGTTTTATCATTTGTATTATCAAATAATTTTTTTTTCAATTCTTCTCTCTCTATTTTTAATTTAGGTATCCTATCGTGTTCATCCTTATTAAATTCATTCACAAATTCACTATGTTTCCCATCTAATGTTGCTGATTTTTTTTTATTTATTTTTATCTTTTTAGTAGGTTTAGGCTTGAATGATGGCATATTATAAAATTATATATATTATTTAATTTATATTTTTTAATTACTAATTGGTATAAAACATATTATTAAGTATTTACAAGTTTAAAGTGAATTATACTTTTCTCAAAATAAGTAAAATGGAAATAAAAATCAATATTGAAAATAGTGTAGGTAAAACGTATGATATTAATATGAACAATGAAAAGTTTCAAAAAATGGTTTTTGTATTTAACGCAATTAATGATGGGTGGACTATTAAGAAAAGAAAGGATTCTTATATTTTTATTAAAAATCACGAAGGAAAAAAGGAAATCTTTCACGACTCTTATTTGGCGACATTTATGAAGGACAACTTTGATATGAGTAAATTGTTGATGTAGTATATAATTATTTACAAATTAATGCTTGTTTGTAAATAATGTAGTATGGTGGAGCAAATATCATATGGATAGTGTATTTAAAAAAGTTTAAATTTATATTTTCCTTGGTATATTTCATTGTTCTCTATTAGTTCTTTCAATTTTTTAACCGAAATTTTCAATTCTTTTTGAATATCTGTATAAGACGCAAATATTTTTACAAGTTCATTTGTTATTGGATGTACTTGTTTAATTTTTATTCCTCTTATATTTTTTTGTTTAGTTGGAAGAAGATTTGATTGTAAAAAATCATCTTGTAACGAAACATCCACATTTTCCCAGCGCATCCAATAATGATTATTTAATGGTGATGAATGTTTTATTGCTGTGCACATTGCTGATGGATGTTGTAATATTTCTTTCGCAGCGTCTTTCGATATTTTAAATACCTTTATAATTTTGGTTTTATCGATATTTAACATTGCAACTTGCCCTTGTTTTCGTTCCTGAGTATTTACAGTTTCTCCAATATCTCGCAATTGATGTAAATTAGATTCTTGACGATCAGTAATAAAATGCCATCTATAATCCAGATAAACTGTTTTATGTTGAAATGCTTTTTTGATTGCTGTAAATGACGCGGATTTATTATTATAATTAAAATATCGGCTTGCTTCCGTAATGCTATTATACACATGAACTACATTTTTTAGATCATTCTTATGATATATTTGAACAATCGGACCAGTTGAGTTTGCGTTTATTGA